TAAGGCAAAACGCTTTACTACCAGTAAAGAGACAGCAGTTCAAATCTGTTATCTCGCTCCAATTTCGAAAGAGGATACATTATGATAAAAGTCGGCGATTCGATACCAAGTGTTTGGTTAAATTACAGAGAAGATGATAATTGGCAGAGTTTAAATACTCGTGAGTCATTTGCAGGTAAGAGAGTATTAATCTTCGCACTTCCAGGTGCATTTACTCCAACTTGTTCATCTCAACAATTACCAGGTTACGAAGAACTCTATAATGATTTTCAAGAGGCAGGTATAGATGAAGTATATTGTCTATCTGTAAATGATGCATTTGTAATGAATGCATGGTTTGAAAATCAAGGTATAGAAAATGTTAAGGCATTACCTGATGGAAACTTTGAGTGGACATCAAATGTCGGTGCATTAGTTGAAAAAGGTAATCTAGGTTTCGGCAAAAGATCATGGAGATATGCAATGGTCATTAATGACAATGAAGTAGAACATGTCTTTGCAGAAGATGATATGAGAGACTTAGCAGATACAGACCCATATGAGGCATCTGCACCACAAAATGTTTTAGAAGCATTAACATCTGAATAAAAACAACTAGACAGAAACCCGCTTATAGTGTTATACTGTAAGTGGGTTTTTACTATGAGTCCTAAATCAAGAAGAATACACAAAGAAACAGCAACAACAGTAGGCACAGGTCTACTCGTTAATTATCCTTTGAATTTATTTCTACTATTTGTTCTCATAGATTTACTTGGTATGACTAACACTTTTTACATAGGCACATTGATTACTTTGTTCATGACAATCTTTGCCTACATGAGAGTGTATATTATAAGAAGACAATTTTTTAGAAATGATACTAACTAAACAAGACGCTCAATATGCATCACAGGTTTTTATAGATTACTATAAGAACTTTGGTCGTATCGATGATTATCTTCGTAAAGTAAAACTTGAAAGAATGGAAGATATGCCAACACCGTTGTTTGGTTATGGACCAGAAGATGAGATGTTTCAAGACTTTACAATGCATCCAGAAGATATGCAATTTGTTTGTAGAGAAATGCCAAATGATTTATATGATAACTATCTAGAGATAGTCACATCACATGCAATAGAAAAATCTGTGCCAGGCAAAAATCTAAAGTGGGTTGTCTACGAAGTTAATACAAATAAGATTGTAGGTTTTATTAGATTCGGTTCACCAACAATCAACTCTAAACCTAGAAACGATTTCTTAGGCAGACCATTACAGACAACAAATATGGAAGTCATGAAGAGATTTAATGATAGTGCAATCATGGGTTTCATAATAGTGCCAACACAACCATTTGGTTTTAATTATCTTGGTGGTAAATTACTTGCAGGTATTTGTTGTTCACATCTTGCAAGAAGAACTCTAAGTGAAAAATATAATACAGATTTCTGTATGTTTGAAACAACATCGTTATATGGTTCTACAAAACAAGTATCACAATATGATGGCATGAAACCTTTTCTACGATATGCAGGTCTAACATTATCAGATTTTGTGCCTGCAATCAACGATGAAAAATACCACGATCTTAGAAAGTGGTTTGAAGATAGAAATAAAGGACCACTTGTTGATGAAGATGCATCAAGTAGAAAATTAAAGACACAAACTAAAATGATTTCGATTATTAGAAACTCATTAGAAGGAAAAGATTTAGAAACATTTAAGACGGCACTTGCAGATGCAAAAGGTCTTACAGAAAAGAAGAGAACATTTATATCTACATATGGGTATGACAATGTTGCAGACTATCTTAATTTAGAAACAGATACACTAACTAAAAGACCTAACTATGATAGATTTGAATTAGAAGAGATAGTTAAATGGTGGAAAAAATTAGCAGGTAAAAGATTTGATAAACTCAAATCAGATGGCAGATTAAGAACAGAGTTAGAAGTTTGGAACAAAAATCCAGACATAGATATAATAAGATGACAAAATTATTTAAAAAAGTTTATCGTGTAGTAGAGAATCCTTACGAGAAAGATGCAGGTATTGAATTGATATCTGGTGAATGGAAAGGATTAGTCTATCAATATGGTGATGTGCAGTTTGTTGAGGGTGAACCACAAATTAACTTCAAACGAACTATTAGAAGAATGCCTGATGATGTAGAGGCATCAGAGGAAGTAATTGAAGAATTACTAAATAATAACGAACTTAATGATCTAATGGGTGATATATTAGTTGAACTCATGGACGAACAAATGAAGAGGGAAAATGAACAGAGAGATTCTAAAGGAAGAGATTAAAAGACACGAAGGAGAAGTCTTAGAAATATATAAAGACTCACTTGGTTACTTGACACTTGGTGTCGGGCATCTTATAAGAGAAGATGATGAAGAGTATGGCGAACCAGAGGGCACGCCTATATCACAAGAAGTTGTAGATAGATACTACGAAGCAGATTTCGATAAACATCTAGAAGAAACATATCATGTTTGTGAAAAGAACAACATGAACTTTGATGATCTTCCAGAAAGCATACAACATGTATTAGTAAACATGTGTTTTAACTTAGGACCAAATAGACTATCTAAGTTTAGAAATATGTTATATGCATGTTCAGTAGGCGATTGGGAAGAAATGTCTAGACAAATGGAAGATTCTAGATGGTATGGTCAAGTCGGCAGAAGAAGTAAAGAACTACAACAGATGGTGCTAGATACATAGGAGGATTTATGGCAGTAGATATGTTAAACAAAATTTTAACTGCAACTGTAAAAAAAGCAGATGCAGAGATTGAAGCTGGTAAAGTAAACATTGAAAACCTAGGAAAGAATGCTACAGGTGTGGCAGATCATCCAGACATAATGAAAACAGTCGAAGATGAATTAAACAAAATAGGTCATTGGTGTGAAATCAAATCAGTTGCAATGAAACATTTTGATTTCGAAGGCAAAAAAACACTATTAAACGAATAACTTTTCTGATACAATTATATTATGGATTTTTATACGAATGTATGTCGTAGTCGTGATAAGATTTTAGTCATAGGTTACCAAGGTCGAACTAAGAAAAAGGTCGCAGTTAATTATAGACCTAATCATTACATTCTATCTAAAAAATCTGAGTCGCCTTACAAATCTCTAGACGGTCGTAATCTAGAAGTTGTGAATCTAAACTCAATGGGTGGCGCTCGAAAGTTTCGAGAAAAGTATTCAGGCGTAGAGGGTTTCGAAGTTCATGGTTATGATAGATATGTTTACACATATTTGTCTGATAAGTTTCAAGGTGATATTAAATATGATACATCACTAATCAAGACTGCGACTCTTGATATTGAGTGTGAGTGTGAAGATGGTTTTCCTGACCCTATCATTGCATCAGAAAAGATTAATGCAATCTCAATCAAACCTTTCGGTAAAGAGTGTCAAGTCTTTGGCATTGGTCCGTGGGAACACAATCAAAATCTAGTCTATCATAATTGTAAAAACGAGACAGACTTACTACAAAAGTTTATCAAGTATTGGCGAACAGAGTGGTTTGATATCATTACAGGTTGGAATGTAAACAGTTTTGATATCACATATCTTTGTAATCGTATCGATAAGATTCTAGGTGAAGATGAACATAAGAAGTTATCGCCATGGGGTCAATCACACACAAGAGAATATACATCAATGGGTTATCAGAAGAATCAAATCTTCGAACTCAGTGGTGTAAACATCATCGACTATCTAGAACTGTATCGTAAGAATACATTTCACAATCAAGAATCATACAAGTTAGATTACATCGCACAGTTTGAACTAGGCAAAGGTAAAATAGATTACAGTGAGTTTGGTTCTCTACACACATTGTATCGACAAGATTATGGTAAGTTTCTAGAATATAATGTTCGAGATGTTGTTCTAGTAGAAGAACTAGAAGAGAAACTAGGTTTTATTGATTTAATTATCACGATGGCTTATAGTGCGAAGTGTAATTACATCGACACATTTGGCATGGTGAAATATTGGGAAACAATCATCTATAACTTTCTCAAAGAACAAAACATACAGACACCACCACAAAGACTCAAAACAGGCAATGATAAGAACAAACCTATTGTTGGTGCCTATGTAAAAGAACCTATTGTTGGTGGTCATAATTGGGTGATGTCATTCGACTTGAACTCTCTATATCCACATCTGATAATGCAGTATAATATTTCGCCTGAAAAGATGGTTAAAGGCAATCGTCAAGATGTAACCGTAGATAGAATGTTAAACAAAGAATGCGACTTGTCTTATTGTAAACAAACAAACACAACAGTGGCACCAAACGGTGTTCTGTTCTCTCGTGATAAACAAGGCATGTTTCCTGAACTCATGGAAACTTTCTATGAAGAAAGAAAGAAATGGAAAAAGAAAATGATTGAGTATCAAAAAGAAAAAGAACAAACTCATATCAGACACCCTAGAAGAAAAGAACTCGATACATTAATTAAAAGGGCATACAACAATCAACAAGTTAGAAAGATTGCATTGAACTCAGCCTATGGTGCAATGGCGAATCAATACTTTGCATTCTTCTCTATTGACATGGCAGAGGCAATCACTTTATCAGGTCAACTTGCGATTCGTTGGGCAGAGAAAATTGTAAATGAATATCTTAACAATGTTCTTAAAACAGAGAACGAAGATTATGTAATTGCAATCGATACAGATTCAATCTATATTACTATGGACAAATTAGTGCAACAAGTATTACCAGATGCACCAAAAGATAGAGTCATCGACTTCTTATCTAAAGCAGAAGTTCAGATAGAAGATGTATTAGAAAAAGGTTTTATTGATCTTGCAGATTACACAAATGCATTCGAACAGAAAATGGAAATGGGTCGTGAAGTCATTGCAGATAGAGGTATCTGGACTGCCAAGAAAAGATATATCTTGAATGTTCATGACAATGAGGGCGTAAGACTCACTACACCTAAACTCAAAATGATGGGTATAGAAACTGCAAAGTCATCAACGCCATTATGGGTTAGAAAGAAACTAGAAGAGGCACTCAAAGTTGTGATGACAGGCAATGAACAAGAACTCTGGCAGTTCGTAGAGACTGCACGAAAAGAGTTTCGTAATCTGCCTGCCGAAGATGCCAGTTTCCCTAGAGGGTGTAGAGGTCTAGTTCAGTATCAAGACCCTACAACAATTTATTCTAAAGGCACACCAATACATGTTCGAGGTGCCTTGTTATACAATCATCATCTCAGAGAGAAAAGTTTAGACATGAGATATGAAACAATCAAGAATGGTGAGAAGATACACTTTACATATCTTACAACACCTAATCCTATCAATGAGAATGTGATTTCATTTACATCAGTATTACCAAAAGAGTTTGACTTGCATAGATTTGTTGATTACGATATGCAGTTTGATAAATCGTTTGTTGAACCACTAAAGGCAATAGTTCAGTTGATCAACTGGAATGTTGAACCTGTTGCATCACTTGATAGTTTCTTTTCATGATAATAAGAGAAGTAGACTACAGAGTTGCAACTTTATTTCTACAAAAGTGGCATTACTCACCTATAATACCTAAACTTACAAAACACTGGTTAGGTTGTTATGTCGATGACGAGTTAGTAGGCGTATTATCATTAGGGTGGGGCACCAGACCAAAACATACAATACAAGTTTTATTTCCAGAACTAACATCTGCCGATTACTTTGAGATAGGTAAAATGGCAATGACAGATGATATGCCTAAAAATTCAGAGAGTCAGATGTTATCATTAGTCATCAAATGGATTAGACAACATTTAAGAATCAAATATCTATTTACATGGGCAGACGGCATCGTAGGT